GTTCGCTAGGGCCGGTGTAGCCGGAGCGATATGTCGGTAAGTATTGAGTTCCGTTAGCCACTGATATCCCTTGGTTTTAAGGGTGTAATATCACTCTAACATTTATCCCTGAATAAGGAGGTAATGAGCTGTATGGATAATATGTTATTTAATGAGGATGATTTCGAAGTTATTGGAATTGATGCGTATGGGATCTTAGTTAAGGCAGCGTGGGGCGCACAGAGTTTTGTAAGCAGTTGGCATCTCGTGGATGAGAGGAAGATCCAGTTGACGAGACGGACAAAACCGCTGGGTTGGGACGCAAAGAAACGCACCATAGCGCAAGCTGTAGAAGAGCAAGGGCAAGCGGTGTAAGAAAAAACTGCGTGCGCGTCAAGCTGCTAGTGGGAGAAGGTGTGGGGCGCGCGCCGAAACTCCCCTAGCGCCAATCTCATGTGTGTCATTTGAGATTTGATTTGATTGGCTTGTACTGCCCACACCAATCCTTGTCGGCGTTGACTTGGGGCCACTGAGCCCGTGGGAGCAACGCCGATTGAACATAGACGGGAACAGGAGAGAAACGCCGACACTGTCCGCCCGAATTAACCTCCGCTTCGTGTGTCATTTGAAAGTAGCGGCAGGTTTTGCAGGTTTCCTCAGCACTCATGCGACCTTAGTTACGAGTTGCCAGCCAGTGAAGATCGCAGATTTCATAGTTGCGAAGGCTGTGAGAGCGCCATCTACTCCTCGTTTGACGTCAGGGTGTCCGTAGTCGTCGAAAATAACGACGCCGCCAGTCTTAACCATAGGAACGAACAGCGTGGTGTCCCGTGCTACAGAGGTCGGATCGTGAGCACCATCAATGTATAGGAGGTCAATCCAGGGCTCTCCGTTGTTGCGGCGGTTCAGCTCGGGAAACACGTCCCAGCTGCAGCCCTTGATTAATTCAATCTTAGCGGCGTTATCGGATTTCGCGATGTTTCCTCGTGCCGTCAGCTCAATATTCTCTAATTCGGGGTAATTTTCCGGTTTTTCGTGGTGTTCTGAGCTTCCTGTGAACGGATCAATCGAAATTAGACGAGATTCAGGGTGCGACAGGTAAAAATCAGACCAAAAACAGCTGGAAGCGCCTTCGTAAACGCCGATTTCTACGATCTGACGCTTGCTAGTTGGGTTTAGACGGAAATCTATAGCCTCATCTCGGGTGCAGAGCACCATATCTGTGTTGAGGAGAGCGTCGAACCAGGTTTGGTTGAGGTTATATCGATCACTGAGCTTCTTTTTGCCCTCAACTTGCACTACGGGAGCCGCTTCAGCGGAATCCTCGCCCAACTGAGCCATCAAATCCTTGAAGCTAGGCTTTGCCGTTGTGGCCATTGACCGGGTTCTCTCAGTGTCAGCATCGTAGCAGCATTTCCTTGACACAGCCATCGGTGTTGTGTATGATGGCTAGGTCACCAGGTGACTCACATGACTAAAAACATCAAAATCAACGCCGACGCCAAGACTTCCCACCTTGTACTGGGACTTGCGATCCACGAGGTTTTCCAGTTCCTACCTTTTCTTTTCGTGTTTTCTCCTGCGCTGCTGCTCGGGCTTTGGATGTTTGGCAACCTTACAGAAAGTAACGAACGGGAGCGCGAATTCGGCCGACGTGTGGAGGCTTGTACAGCTGCTCAGCTTCAAGAGTATGGGACGTCCGACCAGTACTCCTGCAAAAAGGCAGTGAACGCTGAGTTCCGTGTCTACGAGAATCTCTAAACTAAGGGCACCCCGAGACTTAGATGGAAATGTCTGACGAGCTTTCGCCGGAGGAGCAGGAACTCCTTAATCAGGCGATCACGAATCTTCAATCGTTTATCGAAACCGAAACCACGCACTATGTGTTTGTAGAAGATCCTCGTAACGATGAGAACTACGACACTTTTGAGTACGGGACAGAACCTTTGCCCGGTGACCAAACCTGGTCAAAATCAGAAAACGAACCGGACGACTGACAATAAACTGCTACCATCGGTTCGTCGCTGCAGTGGCGGAACGGTAGACGCTACGCACTTAAAATGCGTTGAGCTTGCTCGTGTGGGTTCGATTCCCACCTGCAGTACCAAACCTATCAAAATCGTATCTAGGACAAGTCATTTTCGATGGCAGCCCAAAGGTCGAAACACAGACAAGAGCAGTTAGTCAACCTTGCTTCTTATAACCAACTTAAGGAGTGCCCCTCCTGCAACAAACTTAAATCGAAGGTAAAGGAAAGTAGGAAAGTATTTGATGGCATACGTAGACGCTATCAGTGTCTAGAGTGTGATCATAGGTATACAACATATGAAGTTTACTCAGGCGTTTACGATGAGTTAATCTCATTAAGGCACAAGATTTCTCAGCTACAACAAGTGTTCGCAGATCTACAGCCACCTCTTCGAACATCTGTTGAGCAGGACCCTTTGGTACTAGGTACACGTGTTGATAAAGAGATTCCTTGCGCAGACTGTGTTCACATGAAAAGTTGGGGCTGTAGTTTTGACCTTCCTGAAGCCGAGACTGAAGATGCCCGTGGGTGTAATCTGTTCGAAGCAGTTATTTCTGATAACATACTGACATAAACCGCCTGTGTCATGAGATCTTCGATACCCGTAATCGGTACAGCCATTGTTAATAACCCCTACTGGTTACACAGACTGTTCATGAGTATCGACTACCCTGTCGATAACTTTGTCGTATTTAATAACAACGGACGAGGTCAGATTACGGACGCGGTCGAAAGTGTTCGTAATTTGTCGAACCCGTTCGTAAAGAACGTCCATGTCACGCACATGCCAGCTAACGTCGGCTGCTCGGGGGCTTGGAATTTAATCATTAAGTGTTTTATGCGCGAACCCTATTGGGTTATCGCAAACCACGACGTGATGTTTGAGCCTGGTTTTCTACAGGAGATGAACGAGAAAGCCCAGGACGAGGAAGTCGGTATTGTCCACGGGTGTGGCGGCGGTTGGGATATTTTTCTCCTAAAGGACTGGATGGTTCAGAAGTACGGATTATTTGATGAAAATCTATATCCTGCTTATACGGAGGATATGGATTACGGTATGCGTTTTGTGCACGATGACGTAAAACGAGTTCTTACACTCGACCACGGGTATTACCACGGTACCTGCAAGAACGACTACTCAGACGGTTCTCAGACCTGGCGCTCCGATCCGGCGCTTGCACAGCCAATCCACATCGCTCATGAATTCAACAAACGGTACCTTCATCTGAAGTGGGGTGAAGGCTGGCAGGCTCATATTGATGAACCTACGCACAAGCATCCGTTTAATAACCCGGAGTTTCCTATTAGTTTTACGACATTCGATCTTGGCTTCTGTCGCCGGAAGCATCTTGGCTTTTAACTTTCTTAAATCTGGAAGTATTATGTGCCAATCGGGTGTATGAGTCGTGCCTTTTTATTCGTCGCACACAGCTTCTGGCAAACTTGTTAACACTCTCAAGTCCGTGTTAGACGGCAGGCGGTTGTCGTCTTTCGCGCTAAGTAAGCAAGCGAACTTGTCGCCAACTACAACAAGGAAAATTTATACAGATCCTGAGTACATACCATCCCCTGATGTACTAGAGAAGCTTTGTACGACTCTAGATTGTTTGCCTGGCGATATCTTAGACATTCGCGGTAATATAGAAAGATCAGCTGTGGTGGTATCCGGTGTTTTCTAAAGCCGACTACGAGTTAGCTGCCCGGATTCTTGGGCTGCCTGTTCCTCAGTCTCCGGCAGAGATGGCTGCCGCTGCTCCCGCTACGGCTGAGGTTATTCGTCGCTTTGGGCAGGGTCGAGCCCCTATGCCTGGCCACGAACAAGAAGGTTTTTACACCGGAGCTACTCGTTCATTAAACGGTTACCCGGATAATAACCAGCCCATGCAGCGGGCTCAGCTGGCTTCTCGTTTACGTACTGAGCCTGAGCCCCCACAAGAAGATGCTTACCTTCTTGAGCTGATCTCTCAGCTTGAGCCTGACGAATTCGAGCTGATTCTTCAGATGCTGCAGCAACTGGCTGTACAAGACGATATCGAATCGGACCGTCTCTCTTCTCAGCGTCCGCTCGAGTACGACACCCCGAATATGGGCGGTAACTACAGCGTTTTAAACGCTCCCTCCTCTAACGGTATCGAACCTTCTCGGGCTTTCCAGCCGCTCAGCTAATGGAAATGAATATCCGCCAACGCCAGCTGAGGGAGCGAGATGTTCGCAAGCTCTCGCCTGAGCTAAATGCCGATACCTTCATGCAGCTGTACATGGAGAGTAATTTTCCTCAGACGGCTGCATTACCTTCGCCGCAACAAATTCAACGTGGTTTAGATAGTAGTAATCAGGCTAATGACTTAAAATTAATGAAGAAGCCTCTTAGTGGCACTAAGTACGACAATCCCGGAGGTTTTTGACGGTGTCTCGGTACTCTTATATTCCGCAGCCTAACCCTGCAACTTCTCCTGTCTACGGACAGGCTACTCGCTTAGTACCCGTCCCCTCCTACGGAGCTCAAATGCCTGTTCCCGCTGCCGCTGCCGCTGCTGCCCCTGCTGCAGCTGCCGGAACCCGTTCTTTAGGAATGGCCTTCCTTTCGGATGTTCTAGCCAACATGCTTGCTGGCGGCGTTCAAGCTGCTACGGCAGGTGCTACCGGAGCTTTGACTCCTGCTACCACACAAGGTGGCTCAAGCAGCAGGTTCATGATCACACTTGCTGACCTTCGTGATATTCAGCAGTATGTGGATAATGAGAATTTTAAACGTAGGCTGACAGGTAGGGGAGACGACTTACTGAGCGTGGAGGACATGCTTCGCGATCGTGAAGCTCAACTTCGTCGGTCCGCAGCTGAAGCCGGTGCTCGCGAGTATGCAATCGAGCAGCTTAAGCAGCAAGGTGCTATTCAGTCTGCGTTAGCTGGCACAGCTGGACAGGCCCTTACGAGTGCCGGTGGTGTTATGCAGCAGGGCCTTTCCAGTCTTGGCGGTGTCGCTCAACAGGGTATTAGCTCTGCCTTGAGTCGCCCTGATTATGGCTCTATGATTAGTGAAATCGGGAGGGCATACTGATGGATCCTAAAGAGTTTCTCGAAAATCAGTTACTTTTAAATCCGCTACTTGCCCCTATAGGCATTGCTGTAAAGGTAGCCGGTGCTCTTGGGCAGGGCGAAGCTGCTAAAAAAGCTCAGCAAAGCACTCAAGCCAAACCCGAGAAGCCGTCGACTCAACCCGATCTTCCGACTCAGCAGCCTATTCCGCCAGGAGGTGCTTCCACTGAGGACTTGGCAGCTATTATTAGAGCCGCCCTTGAAGCTCAGGGAGCAGAAGCTCGGGCTGCCCGTCAGGCTCAACTCGAGGAAGCCGAAGCAGCTAGGAAGTTCTATCCTCAGCGAGCCGAGATCGACGTCGATGTATATCGTCGTCAGGCTGAAATTGCCCAAGCTTCCGCTTTAGAGCGGATGCGCGAGAAGACGGCTCGTGACGTCGAACTTCAAACAATCTCCGCGTGGCAAGGGGTTACTCAGGCGCAGATCCAACGAGACACTGCGATGGGGCTGGGCATGATGAACCTGGCATATGCAGCAGGTGTTCCGAATCCGAACATCCTTACCGGCGGCGCAGCTTTAGCTGGCCAAGGCCGAGCTACTTTCGGCACTCCTACTTCTACCATTAGCTAGTCATGGTACTCCCAGCAATCGGTGCAGCTGTTGCCGGCGGTTTCGCTAGCGGGGTAGGCGGAGGTTTGATGAACCTTCTTGGTGGTGGGGGCGGAAGCTCGCAGCCTAGTGCTTATGAAACTTTCGCAGCGCAAATGGCTGCGCAGAACAATCCTCTAACTGCGGCTTATCAAGGCGTAAGTCTCCTCCAAGGTGCTCTTGCCGGAGCCATCGGACAAGAGGCGACGACAAAGGCATCAGCTCAGCTAAGTATGCTGACCGAAGCCCTCCAGCGAGCTCAAAAAGACGCCACGCTTCAGGCGTCTGTCGCTGGCTACGCTTCCGGTAAAGGTTTAGACACTCTCTACAACCTGGGTCAGGCTCGACTCTCTACTGAATTACAAGCACCTCAGTTACTCGCTCAAGCTGGATCCGCTGCGCTCGCTGGTGAGAACCAGCTTGCTAACCAGCTCGGTTTGACGAACATGGGAGTTCGTTCTTACCAAGAACAGCTCCGTGGTGACGTCGCCAAAAATCAAGCTGAGACCTTAAATCAGGTCTACCAGACTCGTGCCAAGAACGAAGGGCTCCTTGCATTAGGAGCGCAGCAGTTTGAAAGTGCCGCTCAGTTAGATAAAGTACGGACGCTTGGGGACCTCGCTCGCACTAAAGCGTCGACTAAGGCCCAGCTTGCTCTCAAGAAATTCGGAGCTAACCAAGCTATTGCCGGTACGCGAATGTTTGCGTGATTAAATCCTCTATTGGTGACTCTACGACTGTTGGTGCTTGGCTTGGTTCATTAGACAAGTCACAACAGGACGCGTTCAAGCACTATGCCAAGAACGCAGCTAGCGATATCGAAGCCTATCTCTTTGCTAGGTTCTTGAAGCCTGGCTATGCGGGTTCAATCTCAGACCTCACTGCTTGGGTTCAGGAGAAGTATCCAAAAGAAGACCTCCGCAAGGTCCTCTTGATTGAGATTGATTCGCTAAAAACTGATCTACACAACGTAAGGCAAATGACCCTTACGGGGATGTTGGATCACGCCACAGCAGCAACAAAGATTGCTGTTTTACAGAAAGAGATCCGCTCACACATCCAAGCTGTCAGACAACTTACGGACGGCATGGATCGTCGCGGCTTGTTATTAGCCGGCGCGGATAGGTGTCTTCGCGAACTGATGAACAGTTTTGAAGACGCGCCTACAGTTTATTCCTTGCTCGAAGACGCTTCCCTCGTCATCTGGTCGACGATCGAGAAAGAAGAGAAAAGCTGATTATGTGGCGAAGGTAGACCTTGGCCTACCTTCTAGCCCGTCCTGGCTTCGTGGAATATTAGAGACGTTAGAGGGTCTCTTATTCAACGGGCTCCATCAACGATAGCACATTCAGCACAGGTGTTCTGAAGATGCCCATGAAGTAGTCATTAACACCTAGTGACATAACTAATTCATCTTCATCCTCTATAAAGCATCCGAAAGGAAGAATGCACGCAGGCTGACAAGAGATATCGTTGCCGACAGAGTCCGACCACGTAACTAGGTCGTCGTTTGTCGAACCTACGAATAAAGGTTCTTTGAGCATTCTGGTGATCTTTGTCAGATCTCGATCAAGGGTATAAGCCCCTAGCGCGTACAACAGGTAAGGACGACGATCGAGTTCCTTACACATAAACTTCCAGTGGAAGAATACAAGCCACTCGTCGTCTATTAAGACAGGCGCCGTGGAGTTATAAGTTGGGTGGTCAGACGTAACTTCTTTCAGACAAGAAGAATCAATTACTTTGTCTTCTTGGTTAGGAGTTTTGATAACAATCGGCCGGGTGGAATAAAGAAGACGTAAGTCCTTTCCGTCCGCAAAGAAACACCAGTTCTTCTCTGACTTACCTTCGGTTAAGTTGTCTCCGATTGGAGGGAAGAACCGATCGATAAGTTCTCCGTACTCGTTGATAACACCCGTACAAATTTTGGGTGTTTTGATCATCTTGTGGTTTGTTGAGTCCCACTTAGATGCGTACGTACTCGTCACAAATTGACAAAGCAGATTGTCATCTGGGGATACGAAGATACGAGGGTCTTCGTAGCTCAGGCGATGTCTTTTATTTATTAGTTTTCTAGGAGCTACAATAGTATCGTCGGTAAGCAGCTGGCCTACCCAGATGTCTGTAGGTGTGTTGTTGTAGTAGAAGTACTTCATATCGTGCCTAAACACAAAGTGCTCAGGCTGTGATCGCCACGCGATTAAGTTTGCGCCGCGATGCTGGATGATGCAGGGACTAAAGTTCGCGAAACTGTTCTTCGGCAGCCCTGAAGTAATTTTTGTAAAAGTTCCTCCAATGTCATAAGCCTGGTTATAGACAGAAGGGAACCCAGAGCGAGTCGGAGCAAACGCCCTTTGAGCTACGTGGTTGTAGTAAGTGCGGTAGCGATGAAACTGCGTCACTTGTTCAACTCCTCCATGGCTGCGTTAAATGCTTCGGCAATCCGGTCCCAACGATACGAAGGGTTTTGAGTGACTTTGTAACAGTCCTCAGCCACTTGGTTGTAGAACTCTTTATCTTTATAAAGCTTTGTCAGTTTTGTTGCTGCGTCTTTGACGTCAACAATTCCTCGTTCGACGCTCAAGTCTTTGTCGTAAACCCACGCGGCGACGTCCGCAAGTAACGCACTCCCTTTCCAGATATCTATAAATGAAGTGTGGTTTGGCAGCACGAGCGGCTTTTTGCAAGAAGCGTGTTCGAACGGAACCAGGCCCCAGCCCTCGCCGTTTGCTGTGTTGATACCTACATCACAGGCGTTATAAATCGTATTTAGTAGTTCATCCGGCGGCGCGTTCGTGTAATCAATATTGGTTGTTGTCATGATCATTCGGTTATCTGACGGTATGTTCTTGCGCCTCATTTCTGTATCGAAGATCGCTCGAACATCCCAGCCGAGATCCTTTTCACTCATGTGCAAATACAACAGAGTGTCAGGCTTGTCGACAGCAAACTCCACAAAAGCTTTGATCGTCAAATCGATCTGCTTGCGGGGCTGGTTGCGGTTAGCGTTCAGAACAATAAATTTATCTTCAGGCAGTCGGAGCGCCTTTCGGGCTTCCTTCTGGTCCTTCGGATAGAACTTACCCTGATCGAGCCCGTGGGGAACTACACCTAGCAACTTAGGTTGTACTCCCTGCGCCATAATCCGGTGAGCTTGCTCAACCGAGAAGGTGATCGCAAAATCCCAGTCTTTGATGTACGCAAGCATGGAGCTCGCGTAGTACGACGAATCGACTGGGAAGTAAGCGATGAATTTAAATTTAAGAGAGTCCTTTAATAGGTGGATGCGTTCCCATACCTGGTTTACGATCCAGATGTCGTTTAAACAGATAATGAAGTCGGGTTTCTCTGCCTCGATAACACCAGGGAGTCTCCCGATACCGAAACGATCTGATGGATTGTGCGTCCCTGCTGGGTACACCTTGAAGGGAAGATCGTGTGGGTCTCCTGTGTAGTTGATACCGAATGCTACAACCTCATGTGTATTCGCTAGATGCTCTAGAATACTATGTGTAACTCTAGCGAATCCTGTATTAGAAAGAATGTCGCCGTACCAGAGGATTTTTGCCATTTGGCAGTAGAATCTTGCTAACAGTATACAGACACTTTTTTAAAGAACATGCCGAGTAGAGAGACTTTTGCATACCGTCGTGCTCTAAAACTACGTGCTGCTAAAGCTGTAGAGTCTGAGAGCAGTTCTATTGATAATATCTTTTTACGTGCGTCAGATGACTTTCATACTTTTTGTACAATTATGGATAAAGCGCCTGCGGCGCATATGCTGGAGTGGCATAAGCATTTGATAACAGGTGAGAGTAATAGGTATCTTTTAGATATTGCAGGACCCAATCTTGATATTCTGGCTCCACGAGGTTCTGCAAAATCCACGGTGCTTAACATGTTCACCGCTTGGATTATTGGAAGGCACACGACTGCTGGTTTACCTCTGCAAATTATTTACTGTTCTTACAACATCGCGACTGCGATACCTAAGAGTCGAATCATCAAACAGATTATCGACTCCTCTACGTATAAAAAGATTTTTCCGAAAGTCTTGCTCCGTTCAGGTATGCAGTCGGATATCGGCTGGAGTATTGATTTCGACTACGCAGGCATCAGCCGTGTGGGCGATGAAGAGTTCACGTTGCGCGCCGCTGGTTTGCGCGGCTCAATCACGTCTAAGCGTGCGCACCTTGTTATCGTAGATGACCCTATCAAGTCCAGCACAGATATTAAGAACCCTACCATTAGGGAGGAGATGAACAATAACTGGAGCTCAGTTATCGCTCCGATTATCTTCGAGGGCGGTCGTGCTATCTGCTTAGGAACTCGGTTCCATCCTCTCGATATCCACAAGACGATGTTCGTCCCGGATAAAGGTTGGAAGCAAGTTCAGCAGGAAGCCCTTACGTATGATGACGGCGGTGATCCTGTTAGTTATTGGCCTGAGCAGTGGAGCGTCGACTACTTGTTGGGGCAAAAAGAACTAGACCCTGTTGCTTTTGCTTTCCAGTACCAGCAGCAACCAGTCATGACGTCGGACCTGGTCTTGTCGCCTGACTTGCTTATTAAAGGGGACGTCGTTACAGAATTTGACAGTCTGGCAGTCGGGATTGACCTGTCAGCCAGCAAAAACGAGACCTCTGACTACACGGCGTTTGTACTAGGCGGAAGATTAAAGGATAAGTACTACATTATTGACGCACATCAGGTGCGCTCTATTGGCAACCTCGAAAAGATCGACCTTCTGTGCAAAATGCTCGTGGAGTGGGGAATTTTGCAGGAAGATACCGAGGGTAAGTACTTTCCCACGTATTCAACTTGTTCCCTTGTCGTTGAGTCTGTTGCGTACCAGGCTTCCTTGGCTGCTGATTTACGCCGAGTGATGCTTAACGAATGGGGCTTAGGTAATCTCCATATTCATGAAGTCAAAGGATTCCGAGGAGACAAGATCGCTCGTTTCCGTGGAACACTGGGCCTTCTGGAGAATAAAAAAGTGACTTTTAACAGATATCGCAAATTCGATGCTCTCTTCGATCAGTTGATTAATATCGGTGCGACTTCTCATGACGACCTATTAGACGCTTACACTCACCTCGTGTGCTTTCTTCAGCGTCGCGGTAATTTCGAAATGGAGTACTGATGCTCGATCTTAGGTTCTTAGTATTCGTAACGGCACACGACCCTCTCGCTCGTTTCGATGTCCTTCTAAAAACGCTTCGAGGGTACGAAGAAATACCAGGCGTTAAAGATGTATTTATATACGTTGATGCTGATCATGAGTCTGATGTCGAAACACTCGATGAGCTGCTTAAGACAAACGTTACCTTTAATTCTTTAGAGATTGTCGTAGCTTCCCCCTCGTGGGAGGGCTTCTCTCTTACCTGGGCACATAAGGGACTTCTCAGGGAAGCGGTAAGGAATAAATATTATGACTTCTATGTCTATACAGAGAACGATATGTACTTTAGTAGTGAGAACTTTATTTATTGGTTCTTATACAAAGACAGGCTTAAGAAATTAAATCTTGAACCTGGCTTCTGTAGATACGAAGAGTGCGGATCAAAGCTAGTTCCTTTCGACAACCACAGGATCTGGCAACTGAACAGCGAGACAAAAGAGGTATGGGGTGATCGACCTTATAAGGTTCAGTCTTATCTCACTCCCTTAGACGACTGGTTTGTTGGCTTCGTGTCTCTTGGCAATCCCTACATGGGCATGATGATCTTGGACCAGGAGATGGCTGAGAGGTACGTAAATTCTCAGAGTGCTGACCCCTTAAGAAGTTTTGAACTAACGCAGTTTCGTTGCTGGCCGCTGGCTGACAGAAGTTCTATGGGCCTTGCGTTTGAAAACCTGCTTCCTGGGCAAGAGCACCGCCGTGTCGTCCCAGTTATCGCATCAGAAGGAAAGATACAGATCGCACCATGCGGCCTCGTCGAGCACTGCGATACGAAGTACAGCAAGGAGCTGCAAAAGAAGGCGGGAGACGTTATCGATATTTCCGAGATGTTTGGTTATGCTTCCCTGTAGTTAAACCAAGATCAGCTGTGGAGAACGATACGCACGATGCTGTAAATCACCCGGCACACTATACGCAGGGTGCCATAGAAACTATTGATTATATGGAATCTGCTCTCACCGAAGACGAGATTCGGGGCGGTTTTAAGATGAATATCCTTAAATACGTTTCGCGTGAGAGACATAAGAATGGCCTCGAGGATTTAAAAAAGGCTAGATGGTATCTCGATCGTTTGATCTCTTATCTAGAAAAGAATTAGTAAGCGCGTTAGGATAAACCAAACAGTCGTTTCACATGGATATCCGCGCCTTTGGTTCGGTGTACGGGCAGACCTCCTCTCTGCCTTACGCAAGTGGATTCGGTTGGAATCCTGCAAGCGGACGAAAGAACTTTCCGACGTGTCGCGCTATCTATATCGAGCAAAAGTCAACTCCCGGCAACGACTACTTAACTGTCGAGATGTCCGATGCCCCTGGTCAGCATTTGACTGCGTTGAACTTGACGGGCAATACCTTGGTCCCAATCGCATGTACTGCTTTAATTAGCGGCTCTGTTAACGGCGTTTTTGTTCTCTTCTAATGGATCCTTATTCGCAAGCTGCTTTTGGTTTTGCTAAGGCATACCAAATGAATATGCGAGCCGCTGATGAGCAGCGTCGCGCTAACCAGCCATCATCTGATGCCTTTGCAGCAGGTGTGGCAGACGAGGAGACTGATTACCGATTTTCTCCCACGCCTCAAGCCCCGGCTCCGCCGTCTGAGCAGTTTAACGGTATGGATACTGACGACGGCTCGATTCTCGATCAGTCCAATGGAAACTCTTTAATGCGTGCTCGCAGAAAAGTCTCTCGATATCTACAAGAACGAGATTGAGCT